TGACCGGTTCATTGGGTGGTGTGTTGGCTGGAAATGGATTAAAGAGCAAGCCAAAAACTGGTAACGACACGCCACAATCTACGCGGGAATCTTGAATTTGTCGGTTTTGCCTGTCACTCTCTATTTCGGGAGCTGAGACACGGCTTCCAGAAACGGGAGCAAGAAAATGACAACAAGCGAAATTGGGCTATTTGTGCTCATGGCAATTGCCTGCATTCTGTGGGCTATTTGCAGTTATTCAGTAGGTTACAAAGAAGGCCACAAAGACGGCTATCAACGAGGCAAAGCCGTTGGCCGTCACGCATCATCACAGGCGGTGCGCTAATGGCTTTTATGGACTCGTACGAAGGCAACAAAGAGCGGACTGACCGCTGGATTGCAACATATCCACAAGGCCGTTTAGAGGCCCACATAATCGAATTTAACGCTGAAAAAGGCTATGTGCTGGTGCAAGCTAAAGCCTGGCGTAATCAGATTGAGACTGATCCAGCGGGTATTGATTATGCACATGGATTTCTTGCAGCTTACTCAGACAAAATGAGGCGTTGGATGATTGAAGATACCTGCACCTCAGCTTTAATGCGCGTGATGGCGTTGGTCATGGGAGGCACTGAAAAGGCCACCAAGGAGGTTATGGCTTTGGTTAAGACTGAGACACCAGCTGCTGACTATGACTACTGGACAACAAAGCATGGCGATGTGCCAAGCTACAAGACCAGAGATGAAGCCGAACAAGCCCAGCCAGTAACTTGGGAAATACCAGCTGAAAGCGCACCAAGCTGCTCACATGGATCAATGCGATGGAATCAAAGCAAACCCGATGCGCCTAAAGCTTGGGCCGGATATTTTTGCAATGAGAAAATCAAAGAAAAGCAATGCAAACCGCTTTGGTATGTATTGACGAGCGATGGCACATTTAAGCCACAGGTGTGACCATGAGCGATTACATGGAGATTATCAATCCTCAAACGCGCATTGCCAAAGTATTCTTTGAAGGCAAAGTCGTTGCCGAGTATCGGGTAGAGCAATGCGACAAATGCTCAAAGCTGATGAAATTTGACCAATTTGGTTATCAAAAAGGTTATGACCGCACAGAAAACATCATTTGGTTTTGTGGAGATTGCCGATGATTAGCAGACTCGAAGAAGTCCAATGCATGATTTCAGCCATTCGACATTGCACGGATCGCAATGCAGATCATCCCACGCGATTTCAGAAGAATCTTTCATGGTTTGAATATGTGGCGCAAATGGCCGAATCGATGGCAGCTGAATGGGTTGTGGCTAAGCGATTGGGTTATGACTATGAACCCGGCATTACATGGGATAAATCCAAAGCTGATGTGGGCGAACATATTGAGGTCAAATGGTCAGCAAATCCATCATCAAATCTATGGATACAAGAGAGCGACCGAGATGATCGTGACATTGCGGTTTTGGTCACGGGCAATTCGTCAAAGATGCACATCGTTGGCTGGATACCTGTTGCCATAGCAAAAAAGCCACGATACAAAAACACATCCCAAGACAATTGGACTGTGCCTCAAACGAACCTACAACCAATCGACACATTGCAATGGAGCAACTATGCACATCCTTCAATTTGATTGTTCAATATGCAAGAAACTTTACGGAAAGCCTAAACAGCGCTTTGGATTAAAGAAAGGCGCTGAATTGACAGAGCATGAATGGTTTGCTCAATGCATGGGATGTGGCACATTTGGCATCAAGATTGTGGATGATTCACGGATCAAGGAGCTAAGCGATGGCAACCTATGAATTTAAATGTGATCGATGTGGAACGATGGCAATTATCAATCAGGCCATTGATACAGACGGCGATGTTGATGCCGGTAATTGCATGGCTTGTGCTATTCCAATGACACGCATTTGGTCAGGTGTAGCAGCTGTATTCAAAGGTACTGGATGGGGTAAATCATGAGTCACACTTACAGCTTTGGTGGTTATGGTGGCGTGAGCAATTGTGGCATTTGTGATGTGGATGCACAGGTAAATGAATACACCAGAGATGATGGCCTTGTTGTGTTTCTGTGCAAGCCTTGTCAGGATCGGTTGCATCTATGATAAAGTTATCCACAGGTGTTATGCACAGGTGTGCGAAACCTGTTGGAATCGCCCAAGATTACGCTTGGTGTTTGACAGCATCATTACCATCTACACGAGGTAGCGAGCCGGTGAGCCGGATAGCTCGCAGCCGATGTTTGATGGTTTGGGCCGTGCTATGTGTAATTGGCATTACACCGGCTAATGCAACAGAAGCTGTTAAACAAACTACATCAATTGATTCATTAAAGCTTTATGCACATTCAAGGATTATTAACTACAAAGAGTTTCAATGCTTTAACCTGTTGATAACAAAGGAAAGCAATTGGCGTGTGGAAGCAATCAATCCTAATGGCAATCACTTTGGCTTAGGTCAAATGCGTAATACTAAGTACCGCAACCTTGATGGCTACCGCATGATTGACTGGACATTGCGATACATAGATCACAGGTATCAAGGCAAGATATGCAATGGGGCATTAGCTCATTGGAAGAAACATGGGTGGCATTAATGTCGAGCAGCTGGAAAGGTGGCAGCTCAAGGCAATGGCGTAAGATAAGAGAGCTAGTGTTGAAGCGTGATGGCTGTTGCCAGCAATGTGCCCAGAGTGAAGGCCCAATGCACATAGATCATGTGATTCCAAAGCGTTTAGGTGGAGGCGATGAATTGTGGAATTTGAGGCAATTGTGCCAAAACTGCAATTTAGCCAAAGGAGGCCGTTTTTTTGATACGGAAGGAACACCCCCGACTCTCCATGGTGTGTTTATACCCCAAAACGAGTCGATAAGTCATGATTAAGGATGAACAGGTCATAGTTGGTAGCGATACGGCTGAACTAGGCTCAGATGGGCTGGAATCGGTTTTTTTGCCGGTAACAGCTCCACGAATCCACTCACCGCTCAATGATTTGCCTTCACGCGGCTTTGAATTGATTGATTTTGCTGATCAGATCATTGAAGGCGGCTTTATGCCATGGCAAAAGTTTTTGGCCGAGCATTCTCTCAAGGTAAAACCCGATGGCCGCTACCATCACCCAATTTCGGTCGCGACTGTGGCACGCCAAAATGGTAAGAGCACTTACATGATGGCCAGAATCTTGATGGGTCTTTTTCATTGGCAAGAATCCTTGCAGGTTTCTACAGCTCACCGGCTGGTGACATCGCTGGAGCAATTTAGAGCAATTGTGCAGATTGTCGAAAGCCATGATGATTTAGCTAAACGGGTAAAGCGGATTAGGTGGCAACATGGAGCCGAAGAGATTGAGACGCTAGAAGGATCGCGTTTTATTATCAAAGCTGGTGGATCAGCAGCTAGAGGTTTATCAAAACCGGAAAGCATCCACATGGATGAAATCCGAGAGCTGCACGACATGGAGACATTTGCCGCGATGCGATACACCTTGATGGCTGCTAAAAATCCACAGGTCAATTGCTTTTCAACGGCTGGTGATTCTCACAGCATTGTTCTCAATCAATTGCGCGAGCGCGGATTGGCCGCAGCTAGTGGGGCATCCGATGATGTGGGTTATTTTGAATGGTCAGCACCGACTGATGAAATTAGCTTGCAAAATGCAGCTTTTGCAAATCCCGGCCTTAACATAACGATTCACCCAGACAATATCCGAGCCGTTTTCAATGATCCTCCCGATGTAGTGCAAACCGAGGTTTTGAATCGTTGGGTGCAGACAATCTCAAGCGTTATTGGAGCCAAAGAGTGGCAAGCCTGTGGAGATGAAACTATTGATCTTGATGAGGACAAGCTGACATGGATGGCCATTGACATTTCACCGGACAGAAAACATTGCGCATTGGTCGCGGCTCAAAAGCTTGAATCAGAAAGCTTTGTGGTAAAGCTACTGCACACATGGGAAAACACCATTCAGCTAGATGATCGCGCAATTGCCAATGATGCAGCTAGTTATTGCAGAAAATATCCCATCGAGTATTTGCTTTATTCAAGGCGCACATCTGGAGCGGTTGCTGCCAGAATGCAGCCGGCCGGCATTCCAATCCATGACATGGATGCAGATTACCCGCAAGCATGCGATGAGCTTTTGGGCGCGATTAACAGCGGCAGACTCAAACACCGAAATCAAAGCTCACTTACCGAACAAATGCTTTCAGCTGTCCAATTGAGGCGCGGTGATGGCGGTTGGGTTATTGGAAGGCGTGCCAGCCAATCGGCCGTGTGTGCTGCCGTAGCAGCCGCGCTATGCACACACTATGCGACACGCCCGGAAACGGATATAGATATTTTAGTGGGTTGATGCTTGACATTTTGAGAAAATGCGCCCATGGGATTATTTGACCGCAAACGCACGATTGAAGCTGTCGCGCCTATGCGCGGTGCTGATGTAGCTGCACAAATTGGGCCAGCTCCAACACTCGATGCATTTTATCCATTTGGTGGAGCTGACTATCTTGCAAGCCGTGAAGAAGCCATGTCCGTGCCCGCAATCGCTCGCGCTAGAAACATGATTTGCAATTCCATCGCCACCATCCCCATGATCACTCGCGACAAAACAACAGGCCAAGTCATTGATCAACCTGTTGTTATATCTGATCCAGATAAACGCGTACCCGGAGCAGCATCATGGGTGTGGGCGTGCGAAGATTTACTTTTCACGGGCTGGAGTTATTTTCAGGTAATGTCACTTTTTGCCGACACCGGCAGAGTGCGCGAAATGTGGAGAGTTGCACCAAATCGCGTTGGCACATTTTTAGATTCTAACGGCACCTCAATTCTTTATTATACAGTTGATGGAAAACAAGTGCCGGATTCTGGCGTTGGATCGCTAGTTGTATTTTATGGCAATGATGAAGGTTTATTGAATCGAGCTGGTCGCACCATCCGTGCAGGTGCAGAGCTTGAGCGAGCAGCTGCAATGTATGCACGCGAACCCGTGCCATCAATGGTTTTGAAATCAAATGGCACAGCATTGCCAGCTGACCGCATTGCAAAACTTTTGGATGCTTGGGGTGCAGCTCGCAGAAATCGTGGCACAGCGTTTCTTAATGCTGACATTACAATGGAGACTGTTGGCTTTACACCGGAGCAAATTGGCCTAAACGCAGCCCGCGAAATAATTGCAACCGAACTGGCCAGAGCCGTTGGAATTCCGGCTTACTTTATTGATGCGCCGACTGGATCATCCATGACCTATGCAAACGCCAGCACGGCGCGTCAAACCTTGTTGGATTTCTCGCTATTGCCTCTAATGAACAGCATTAGCAGCAGGCTCTCAATGCCAGATTTTACGCCATCAACACAGCGCGTTGAATTTGATTTGAAGGCTTACTTGCGCGGCTCAGAGAAAGAGCGTGCAGAGATTTACAAGATTTTATTTGACATCGGAGCAATCACTACCGATGAAATTAGACAAATGGAGGATATGATCTCATGAAGCTAACAACACCAATGGAAATCACGGCAGCTGATTCAGACTCAAGAACAATCACCGGCCGCATAGTTGCATTTAACGAGCAAGCAAATGCAAGCACAGGCAAAGTCACTTTTGCCCGTGGATCAATTGTGCCTCAAGATGTTTTTTTAAACCTTGAGCATGACAACACACGCAGAATTGGCAAGAGCATTGCCATGAGTGTTAATGATAAAGAAATGACTGCGACATTTAAAATTGCTAACACAACAGCCGGCACCGATGCATTGGTTGAGGCCATGGATGGATTGCGCGATGGTTTCAGCATTGAATTGGCCGTTGATAATTATGAAATGCAAAAGGATGGCACCATGAAAGTTTTGAATGGCCAGCTTAAAGGCGTGGCACTCGTTACCGAACCAGCCGTGCGATCTGCACGCGTTTCAGAGGTAGCAGCATCAGAAGATTCTGAAACTGAAACAGTTACAG